CCCGCACTTTCTATTTGTGCAAACACTTGCGGATATGTTGAATTAAAATGATGATATGATGTTGTTTGTTCTGCATTCATACACATTGGCCAAGCATAGTGTCGTATCTTTTGACACATTGCTAAATGTTGTTGCAATGGTACAATTCCGTTAACATGTTGCAATGTTTGATGTCGTCGCCAATAAAATTGATGAGCGGCTGTTGGATAATGTCCTTCATCATATGCTTCATTATATGTATACCACCATAGAGTCTTGACATCCAATACATGGTTGTTTCCTCCTATTTGAAGCCACTGCTTCTTGTCATGAACAAAGATATTCTCCAATTCTAAAAAAGCACTTACATGTTCAGGAAAGCCTGTTAGCTGTTCAGTATGACGAATAGGAATCAATCTTTCTACATCATCTTCTGTATAAATGTATATTGCACAAAGTGAATTGATTGATGCATGAATTGCCGGACTACAAAATATAGGCACAACCAATGTTTTGCGGTCTTTCATGTACTCAATGGTACCCAATACGTCGTCTATACTATCCACTATCATTATGGATATAATAAGAAAAATTTATCAGGAATCCAAGCCGTTTATGTCTACCGGTATTAAAAAATCAGTATCTGTATATAATTCGAGTGGGTTTGAAAGTCGATACGCTAATTCTGGAATAATGCGTGCTGCAAAGCTTTGTTGTTTAATATTATTTGTTATAACACCCGGAACAATAATTCCATGTTCATGTTGATCATCTATAGGTCCAGAAATGTACCATTTTATCTCAATACCATCATACATTTTTTTGTCAATGACATTAGCCGACCAGTTTGCGTATTGTGTTGAATTAACTTCTAAGATATTTGCATCATTTTTTCTTTTGATAAAATATCGTTGCATCTTTCCTGCTGTAATATCTAGCTTTGTTGGTTGTGGCATAATACCATATGGCGTCAAATATGTTACTTGTACTCCTGGCTTAAGCATTCTATATGTTTTATCACCATTAGGTTTAGGATCAACATATACAATTAATTTTTGTGATGATCTAGCATTCCATGTTGATTCAGTATATATTTCGTTTGTAATATATCGATGTAATGCTCCTATATATTCAACACCATCTAAAGTCATATACTCCATGCCAGTAGTATATAAATTGTTTGTTATTTCGTCTGCGGGATAATATAATTTGAGTCTGGCCATATTAATCTATACTTGGTCTCATAATACATCTGAGTTTGGTTGTCCATTGACCATCACTGCTAATAGTATGATTTATGCTTATAATACTAAATACCGTATTGACTCGATATTTTATTGGTAATGCTTCAAATTGTAAAATATCTCCATATCGTAATCCATTAATACCATCAATTGTAATTTCTGCATCAAATGGAAATATTGGTGCTGTTATTTGTTGAGATTTTCTAATATCATCCGTTGGATATTTAATGTAATCTGTTATTGTTTTGTATAATGCTTGTTGTAATTCTGGTATACCTGGGGCTTCACCATATTTGGTTTTGGATCCAGTTAACGCACTAATTATGTTAAGATGTCTTGTTTTATAATTTGCTAACATTTCATTAATTTTAGCTGGATTTTTTGAATTATACATAAAATTCATGTATGGTGCAATTTGTTCTTCTGTTATTTCATCGCCGGAATTTAATACATATGATAAATTTTTAACGCTTTCTGGAAGTTTTGCTGCAAAAGAAAATTCTCTTACAATACTGCCACTTGGATGATTTGCAAACATTGGTACAGAATATGGAAGTACAACTTTATCTTTTTCGACCGATTTTAAATATTTTGTATCAGCTAAATATAATTTATCTGGAAATTGCGGATTGGTTACCAAGCTTAGTGATATTGCATGTCCTGATGCTTGTGATATTTTAGCACACACTACAGTAATAAAAGTTCTCAACGTAAATTTTTTTGTATTACCTTCACTAATACTATTTAATATGGTTTGTATTGTTTCTAAATTTACAAAAATTCTAGAAGGATACATTACACCACTTTTTTCAGTTCCTTCATATACGCCAGGCCATGGTTTATTTTCCGAAGCATTTGTGTTATTTTCATAAAATGAATTCATTGTTGCAACAATGTCTTTATAATATATTAAAGTGTCACCATATGAGTTCATATCAGAGTTTGCTATACCATTGGGTGAATTACCAATTTTTTGTGGGTCTGGATTTTTTGGTAAAAATAAAATATCACGCGGTATTGTTGATACTAAACTAGGATAATAATTACTAAAACATGCAGCATCGCTATGTATTATTTCAGCTTGTTTTGATGACTTTGCTACTTTAGAAACAATATATGTATTTATAAAATGAATAAGGCCGCCCATTGTAATATATCTACTAGGTTCGATTGATAACGCCATATCATTATATTCTTTTATATATTTTGCTCGATTTATTTTTTTATCTAATTCTGTGTTTTCAAAGTTAGCACGTTGTGTTGCTTCATCGAGTACATCAAACGTTTTTGTTTTATCGTTCCACGTGCCTTTGTTTATATCATATTTAAATGAGCCTGTTGATTGTGTTATTTGTTCTTCACGTAATATTGGTAAAAATTGTGACCCTCGTAAAATAAAATGATCTGTTGCTGTTGATATAGTATTGTCTTCAAGTGTAAATGGTAATAAAAATTGTTGAGATGCATTATTATCTATTATATTATGTTTTATTTTAAACATGTTTATTATATTTTCAACTCGATTATATAATTTTTCATATAATTCTACTTTTTGTTGTATTGGTGTAGTTGTTGCTGGTCCGTGGCCGGATGCAATCGGTTGTGTAGCTATAACTGGCTCTAATGTTGTATCAAAAGTTATTGTTGGATCAGCTTTTGGTGCATTAGGATCGGGTGGGGGTGGAGTTTCTAAATACATAGTAACATCGGTATATACATTACTAGTACCAGTTAATGATATTGATGCATTAATAGTTGCATCAGATGTATATGAAAAATCAAATGATGTAATTAATCCTTCAAATGTAAATAGATTCATTTGTGCTATTGTGTTTAATAACTCATCAATATTCCATTCAGGATATAATTTTTTTAATCGAGCTTTATTAGGTAATGAACCAGATGTTAATAATCCACCATTTTCAGTTTTTGTTATTAATGCCGATTGTGGATGTTCTACTTCAATTTTAACATATCGACCCGGACGAAACCAAATATCTTCCATTATATCTAAATCTCGAGATGGGTTTGGAATTACAAATTGTATAGTTGCTTTATTTAAAAGTCCCATGGAGTGATCGCCAATAGTAATATCTACATCAGTAACAAAAGGTCCTGTTCGATTACTTTTATCGGTTAATGGTTTAGTACTAGTATATGCATTTCCTAGAATTGCTGTAGGATTATTTGTATTGATTTGTGTTTCTGTATAAAAATTTATAGACTTTTGGTCGTATTTTTTTTCAGTTAAAAATCCATCAGGTCCGTTTGGCATATATCTACCTGATAGAATTTTATTGCCACCTAATATACCATATTCTGGATCTGCAATTGCACTTTTACTAGAGGAATTTTCATATGCAATTAATTGCACGTTTGCAACCTTACCTAACATGAAGTTTAATGATTTGGTTGATCTATCAGAAAATCCTGCTCGTCCTCTTGCATTTAATTCGTTTTGTAAATTCTTATCTACTTCGCTATAAAATATATTACTCATCTTGAACTATTTGTATTATTGATAACTTGTTGCATATTAGTTTTATCTGGTATTCGCAATCTTGTATTTTGTGGAATCACATATGTTCCTTTACCTAAGCCATTTGCAGCTGCAATAATCCACCATAATGATGAATCTTCATAAAATATTTTAGCTAATTTATCTAAACGTTCAACACTAGTTGTTTGAATATAAAAATCAGTTCCATTTAATGGTGCAGTTGGTATAATGATTGTTGATAATTTTCGTTTTTCATTTTTATCTTGTTGTATGCGGGATGTTATATATCTGCTCATGTTGGTATACTTTTAATAATTAGTTAGGGAGTGGCTCCCAAAAGTCAGCTGGTAAATCATTTGCCGAATTTGGTGTTATGTTCTGAGTTAAAACTTCTGGTGGGGTAGCTGATTGGTTACCGGTGCGAGTTACTATTTTATTTTTACGCGTTTTATCTCTTTTTGCTAATTCCTCAGCATCAATATTTTGTTTGCTATCACTTAACCAATTATCATTACCAGTTTTTGGAATACCATATTCCGCAAAGTTTTTAGCTAATGTATAGAAACGACCACCTTTTTGTGGTAAATAATCTGAAATTACATTGAATGCCATTGTCACTGAAATTTTAAATGGTACTTGCATCATGTTTGGATCATCTTCAATATTAATTTCCCACGGGGCTTCTGTTACTCCATAATCATATGAAAGTGAATTTAATATTACAGGTGTTTGATTGAATAAATCTCCAATTGTTATACGCATCCACGGGCCTTCCATTGCAATTGATTCGGGATCATATGTTGGTGCAGTATATCCTGCTAATGCATTTAATTTTCTATATATAGGTTGCATTTCATCGCGATCCGTTGCATAGATATCAAATCCAATACTTAAATCTCTAGTATATCCACCGTATATGTAATTAGGATCAGCTCTTCCTATCATGTTTATAGCTGACCAATTTGGTGAAAATGAATCGCTTAAATTGGTTATTGCTGCTCTAAATACGATAATATCATCTGTATCGGTAGTATTTCCAGCTTGCAATTTAGGTCCTGTAAAGAAAAATTTAATAAAGTCTTGAGTAATTCCTAATTTATTTAAAACTATACCTAAATTCTTATTCTTAGTTCCAAAATTACTAGATTTCCATAAATATGCATCGGCTAACGTTCTACTGCCAAAATCAATAACACTAACTTTATCGCCTCGAAATGGAGTTGCTATTTCTACAGGATTATTTGTAGTTATAAACTTGCCGGGTATTTTGTTTATTGTGCTGCCATATTGCCATCGTTTTGCAACGTGACTACGCATTGTAAAATCTTTACGGATTGCATTTTGATCATCATGTTCTCCCCAACCATATCCAGTTTTTCCACCACCATCTAAATTAAAGATGCTATATGGTCCTGCGGGTGATACTACAGCTGCTGCATATATTCCTGCTTTACCACTACCTCGGGCAAATGCACTTGTACCATCTAATCTACGACTTGTTAAATATGCTAATGCAGCTGTTCCTTTTTTGCCGGCAGTATCTTTATCGATATTTAGTCTAGATCGAAAATCCGGATATAATACTGGACTATTTATATTTGTTCCGGGAAATAACTTTGTAGTAAGTTTATCTAATGGTAATGTTGTATACGTTCCTGATAATGATGCATCTTCTAATAATGATTCACCAACTTGTCCTATTTGTGGAAATCCTAGAAACGATGCTCCGGCCATTGAAGCAAATCCAAATACGTTGTTTAATGTTGTTTTTAATGTTACATTTGTATATGTAGACTGTATTGGCGTCCAATTCCTTGCCCCCAAATTTGAATTTTTTTGTAATAATTCAGCATTTATTAAAATTGTATCTGGAATTGTTAATGTAGAATACAATTGTATATTTGGCAATTCAACCGAGCTAATTGGTATATTAGATTGTGGTTGTGATGGATATGGTGATGTAAACTGTGAATTATTTTGTGTTGGATTTGCAAATCCTGTAAAAACAACATCTGGTAATATGTTAAATGGAGCTGTAAACTGTGAATTATTTTGTGTTGGATTTTGAAATTGTGTTGGTCTACCATTAGTAAATGGTGCAGTAAATTGTGATGTATCTGTATTTGTTGGATTAGTAATTGGTCCTGCAAATCCGCCTTGTAAATAACTTGTGAATGGCGCGGTAAATTGTGATGAATTAATTCCAGTAGGATTTGTATACAATACATTTGGTAATATATCAAATGGGCTTATAAACTGTGAGCCGGCAGATATAGTTGGGTTGTTCATAGTTTATCCTTATGCATAATAGTCACCAAAACCGTTTGATGTTAATGCTTTTGTTTGATTGTTAATTGCAGCAACAATTGCTGCTGTTAATTGTGCAACATCTGGACTTGCTCCTCCTGCAGGTGTTATAGTTTCGCCAGATGTTAAAAATGTCGGATATGTATCATTTGGGTATCCTGCAGGAACTACACCACCTAATGCATTTCCAGGAATGGTATCACCAGATTTAGCAGTGGCCTTGTTTGGATTTGTTTCAACATTTCCTGTAGCTATATCTTTAATAAACTTACTTACATCGAATATTGCACCAAGTATATTTTTAACAACAAGTACATCACCTGCAATCATTGCTGCAGTAGGGGATACAGTTGAAGGAAGGGTTTTGGTTATGTCCTCACTTGCGTTTAAAATTTTATTTGCATTTGATTTTTGTATATCACCTGGATTTTTTATCATTACCGAAATACCATTTGATATCATGCTATCTAAATCAGCAACCATTCTTTCATCCGTAGTACGAGTATCCATATTAGCATTTAAATCTTCTAAATCTTTTGCAGTTGCTCCGGATGCTTTAGCTGCCGATAACATGGCATCACCGGTTAGTGCCATTAATTGATTACCTCCGGGTAATTTTTCTAAAATTGATTTCTTTTGTAAAGCTCTAGATAATGTAGATTCTTCAATTCCTAACAACTTACTCATTTGTTGTCGTGCAAACAAATTATTTTTTAATGTATCACCTTCTTGTGTTAAAATTGTACTTAATGTGTCTGCTTGTTTAGTTGCATTACCTTGCAATGTTGCTTCACGATATGCATTAGTTAAACTTTTCCCAGATTGATCTGTTAATCTACGGCCGGATAATAATTGATATTCTAATTCATCGCCGATGCTTGATTCTATATCTAATAAATGTTCTCCGGTAGCTGTCAATTCTTTCATTGAGAATCCTAAAGCCTTAGCCTTTAAAATACCCAATTCTAATTGTCCTGGAATTTTACCATATTGAATTTGTACGTCTGCTGTTAAACCAGCTACATCATCTAATATTTCTTTAAATACACCGGTTCTGCCTGTTGCAGCTTCAATGCTTTGTGCTATAGCATTTTGTGATAACAACGTTTCTTCTGAACTTTTTCCTATACCCGATGCATATAATTCATATGAATTGGCTTGTTCACCGGTAAGTTTCATGTTGGCTTGCAAAAACTTTTGTGTTTTATATAATGCTTTACCATTTACATTTTCAATCAAATCATTTACAGTAGCAAATCCACCTATTAATCCTTGTAAATTTTTAGTATATGCGCGTAAGGTTACACCACCAACACCGAAGTTTTTAGCATTTTCGTCTAATTTTCCTCCTAGAATTGTTGCTTGATTGATAGTCATACCAAACGTAGTACTTAAATCTTTGTTTCGTTCTTCTAACCATAAAGTTTGTTTTGCTACTGCTTGAAATTGTAATGCTAATTCTGCTAAACCGCTCGATAATGCACCGGTTCCTAATATCAGAGCTGCTTCATCACTAGCTATAGCTTTTATCGATGAATCAAATACCTTTGCAAGACTTGCTTCGTCTTTAGGAGTTATACTAGATTTTTTGGCCATACCGTGTCTAGGCTGCTGTTTTAATTGCACAATAATATGATGTTGAATATCTAACATGTTCTTGTTCTTTTATATAAATATTTAGAACGGAGATTTTGCAATATTATTTGATTTATTTTTATTTTTTGTTTTTTCGTTAGCTGCTTGTTGTGCTGCTGCTCTATCTTCAATCAATTTATTAACCCGTTTAACATAAAATTTACGAAGAAATATTGGCATATTGTATAGCATGTCCCAGTCCCAACGACCATCACCATGCCATAACAAATTAAATAGATTGTCATGTAAATCTATACGATGTTCGGGTTTAAAACCAAAAAAGGTCTGATCCAACTTGAAATCCGGCAGTAAAGGTGCCTCCATTCTCACCTTCAAATTCATATTGAAAATCTAATCCAGGTGCATTGTCTGTAATATATTTCCTGAATTTTTTTGAATCTCCTGCTAAAAATTCATAACGAATAAAATTATCAATATCTTCTTGTTTTCTAGAAGTACCTACTTGTTGTATTATGTTAGATAACAATTCAGAAATTTTACTAGTATCTAATGTTTTATATGTATATGAAAATTTGAGTTGTGTTCCTGGTTCTGTTTCATATGAAAACTCTCCATTAATATCTGGTATCAATGTAAATGGTCTGCTTTGAATTTTACGTAAATCTACTGTACGTTCTAAAACTTGTTTGGTATCGGGATCAGTAATAGTAACTGGATATTCTGCTCCGTATGAAACAATTCTAGCATAAATAATTAATCCGTCTCTATCTAATGTAGCAATATCATCAATATTAATATCAGTAACAATCAGTGATTCTAATAGTTTATCAAACAAAACACCTTCGCGAATATAAGATGCATTTGTTAAAATATCTTCATCATATGCAGTCATATACCGCATTTCTAATTTGCCTTCATGAAGTGGGTGTGTTTCTGGATATATTTTCCCTTCGGAAGTTAATGGGACTATGATACTAGGTAATTTGCTTCGTTGTTGCGTCTCGTATCGTTGTTTTGCAATAGAAATAATTGAATCATCATTCAATCTAGTTGTTAATTTACTCATAATTTTATAACCTTTATTATAAATATATAGAACATAAAAAATGGGAGCCTAAGCTCCCAATATAAGTTTTAAATGAATTTCTTAGAAATTTAAGAAAGCCCAATCATATCTTACTGTTAATTCTATTTCTTGTACGGCATCACTTGTCCAATCCAATGTTCCGAAGTTTGATTCTGTCAAGAAAGCACCATGTAATATCCATTCTTCAATAACTTCACCTAATGGAGAAAGTTGATGTAATCTAATTTCTTTTTTATAGAATGAAGAATACCCATCTCTACCAGTTGCAGATTCATGATGTAAACGTACCCATTCCATTACTGCTTGTGCTCCTGACGGTACAATTGCATCATACAATGTCATTGTAATTGTACTCCATTCAGATTTACCTTTAACGTAACGTTTAACATTGATCATATCTAAAGTAACTTCACCATTTGTTAATTGCGGCTTTGTTGCAGCTTTAACAAGATATGACGGAATACCGTTTACTTCTAAAATAAATTGATGTTGTCTCTTTGGTTCCCAAGAATATGCAGTTTGAAACATTTCATTTTCAGATGCATATGCTAAATTTTTATTTATTTGATCACTTAAAGCCATTTTGCGTATCCTATTTTAAATATAAATATCATCAACAGTAAAAAAGGTAGAACAAATGAACTACCTTTTTAAAAATTTAATTAATATTATGCTCCGGGGAAACTAGCACCGGTTGGTTGAATATTAAAGTCAAGAACAATAAATTCTGCCGTTCTTGTTGGTTGAAGGAATATTTGACCATATAAAATATTTTGATCAATAATATCCGGTGTATTATTTGACTGATCCATTACAACGCGGAATGCATATAATCCTTGTTGAGCTCTTACTTGTTCCATGTATGGATTAACAATGCTCAAGAATCTATTACGAGTTGATGATGTATTTTGTTCAAATACTAAATAGCGAGTTGATGATGCAATATATTTTTTAACTGCAATCAACAATCGGCGAACATTAACGCGATCTAATGCACTTGGTCTAGCTTGTAGTGTCTTTTGACCCCAAACAACTACTCCATCGTTTAAGAAGTTCGCTATAGGGTTTACACGAGCTTCATACAATGAATCACGATTGGATTGTGAAAGACGCACATATGTATCAGTTACACTTGATAAACTTCCTCTGTTTAATCCAGCTGGTGCATACCATGGTGCTTGAATTGCATCATTGAATGATAATACTCCTGGAATCATTACGGATGGCGGTACCCAAATTGGAACATTGTTATTATTAATAATTCTTACCCAAGGCCAATA